TGAGCAGCCTGACCCTGACGAGCAATGTCTGCCTGCCGGCGCATTTCTTTGAGCGCCTGCTGAGTGACATCCTGCTGATACGGGTTCATGTAAGTCTGCGCGTAGCGCGGATCGTAAGCCTGCGCAGAGCCTAGAATGCCGCCAATGCCCTGACCAATAACAGGCACTGCTCGGCCCAGCATGTCTTGAGCGCTTTGGAACTGTGGGGCTGTTTGCACAGATCCCGCCGCCAACGCTCCACGCTGCGTCAGATCCATGCCTTGGGTAAGACCCTGAGCGCCAGCTTGGATGTAGGGCTCGAACGCACCAATCCCCTGACGCGCCAAATCCAGCGCCTGCTGCTCACCAACGGACAGACCTGCTGCTTCGATGGCAGGTAGGCCAAAGGGCTGCCCATACAGACGTTTTGCCTCATCCATCAGGTCAATCTTGCGGCCCTCTATTTCGGGCGCTTCCCGCTGGTACTGCGTTACATAGGATGTATCAGCCATTTTTACGGCCCTCTAGTTTGCGCATTAACGCGTACATTCGTTGAGCGCCTTTGCGCCGTGATCCGTCGCCCATGTTGCGCACGGCCTTGGCCGTGAAAACGAACTCGCCGTCGGACAGCATGGCCGGGATATCGTCGGATGTGCCAGTACCCGGACCGTTGATCGGTCCCGTCTTGCGTGGAAACTCCTTGTCCATGCTGCCGCCCTTGGCAGCGGCTCGCGGAGGTGGAGTGTAGCTGTACGGGTTAAACTGTGGCGTGGTGGACGTCGTGTAAGCCCCGCCGTAGCGTATCCTCTGGTCTGGATTCTGCTCCAGATACCGCTCTCCGGGGCTGCCTGACATAAAGTCTTCAAAGCCCTCGGGAGGCGCGACTTCTTCCTCTTTAAAGCCGCCTGTGAGAGCCATGATACCAAGGCCGGTGGCGGCGAGTGGGGCATACTTACTGATTGGGCCGGGCAGCTTAGAGGCGTAAAATTTCCCCACAGCAGATGTGGGCGCGGCATTTTCAATCTGCTCTACACTAAGACCGGGAAACTCTGCTCTTGTTTGCTTTAAAGCATCTGCAACACCCCTTTCTTCAATCCGACCCGGCAGTATTCGATCAAGACCTCTTTGGAAAATGTTTTTATCGGCGCCGGTTGATACATCCGCGCGCATCGAGTCTGGAAGACTTGGAAGATCGGGATACTGCTGCCCAACCCTAAAGCCTGATTGCCCTTGCGGCTGTGCGCCAGCTCTCCCTATGTTTAAAGTGCCGCCACTTGTAGCCGGTGCCACTGAAGCAGTAGTAGCGGTAGGTGCCGAAACTCGCGACACCTGTGGCAGACGCGATGTGGCCGCTTGCCCCGGATCAAAACCACCAGCCATCATCGGTGTTCCGGTCGCACTACGTGAAGCGGCGGGGACTACGGACTCAATGCCCTGACCCAGTGGCGAGGGCATTTGCATATCTGACCCAAAGTATCTTGCGCTTTGGATGGGGGGCTGTTCGCCAATACCTGAAGGAACCGCACCTGTCTGAGCAGGCGCAGTGCCCATATCAACAGGAGCCGGTGCCGCTGCAGCTTCTGCTGGCGCACCCGTGAAGAACTCCTTGGCCTTAGTGAACTGTCCGCCAACGGTGGTCGGTCCGGTGTAGCTGCCTGCCTGAAACGCCTGTGCTCCACCCATCACGCCAGCACCGGCACCTGCAGTAAGACCACCAAGCGCACCCGCCTTGAGTGACTCTTTCAGGTTGCCGCCTGCCAGTGCGGTAGAGCCCGCTGATCCGACAAAGCCGGACACCGCCGCAACGCCAGCTGTGGAACTGACGCCCATCGCAGCAGCAGCAGCCGGTCCAAGGAAAAAGGCCAGCGCCATCGTTGTTACGATTTTACCCACACTTGAGCTTGCGAATTTCTTGACCGCCTGCCCAACCTTCTTTAACGCCTTTTTGGCACCCTTGAAGATCTTTTTGATGAAGAACTCAGGCATCCCGGTCATGGGATTGATTGTGCCGCTGCCGCCCATGTCCTTGAGCATTTCTGCTTCGCGCGGAGAGATGTGCGCCAGCATCGTGTCGCCGTAACGACCCTGCTGCGCCATTGCTGCTGCGAGTGGGTTCAGTGACGCGATACCGCCACGAGCAAAGCCCTGCGGAGGCATAGGCATGTTGGTTGTGGCGCGTATTTGGTCAACGGCAAGGTTGAGCGCACCGAAGAACTCCGGGTCAAAGGCCGGTGGCAACAGGTCTTCTGGGATGTCCTGTGCAAGGTACTTGGCGCGTATCTGCGGATACTGATCCGGCGCTGCTAAGACCTCGTCCAACATCTGATTGAGCACATCCAATACTTCGGGCGGCAACGCCAGATCCTGCAGCTCTGCTCTAAACTCAGCAACGGCTACTGGGTCGGCTTCCTGTGCACTGTCAAGGATGTCCGCCGTGAACTCAGACGGAGGCATCTCCTGCCGAAGTTGCTCGAAAGCAGCGAGATTGTCCGGTGACATTGAATCTTGAGCGGCGGCTTGGGGAGGGAGTTGCGCCATTCCCGGCATAGCATTAACCATGTCTTTTTCCTTTGAAAGTTAAAAGCCACACGGGGCTGCGCGCCGGGGAGGGTCGCGAAAATACCTAAAATTATCAACGAAGATGCCTTCATTGTCTACTGTTAAGACCGATCCGTCTCTAAATAGGACAGCACGAACGTCACGGTTGCCACGCTTGACAACACCTTGAGCACGTCTGTAGCTTCTAAGATACAGGGAACGCCGCTGAAGACGTCCATCGTCTGATTCGTGGGCAGCTGATAGGTTTTCAATAACAGGTGCGCCGTAGCCCCTCCAGCCGGGTACAGATTGACTGAAATCGCCGCCACCGAGGCGTTACCGTTGGTCACCCGCAGCGATGACAGCACTGCTGAGTTAGCAGCCGGCACGGTGTATATGGTGGTTTCTGTCGTTGCAGCAGGTATAAGCGGTTTTCTAAAGTATTTATTCGCCATGCTGATTACCCGGCTGACACAAAGTTGATGGTGAGGATCACAGACGGTATCTCTGGCCGTGTGGGGCTTGTGCCGGCAGCGTAATGCTCAATATACACGTCTGCGTTGTCAGACCACCACGCGATCTCCAGATAGTTCACAGCAGGGTCGGTGACCGTGAAAATGCCAGTCACGGCAGGCACCACATGCGACCAAATGGTTGCGCTTTTCCGCGCCGGTATATCAAATCTGGTATTACTTAAGGGGTAATTGACCCCAGTGTCCTTCGCCCAGATCTCAAACTCCGCTGCTGTGTTACTGCGGTTGGTCATCTGCAGGGTAAAGGTCACCAAGTACTGGCCGCTGCAGGGCACGTATATCTTGGTGTTATCCACCACACGAATGCCGTTGGTCAGCGCGACCGTGTTATAGGTGAGCAGGTTCTCGCTGGTGATGCCGGCGCTTGTCTGATCAGCGTCTGACAACAGCATGGCGTGTGGCTGCAGCATGCCGTTGGATAACTGAAACCCGCGCACACCCCCAGCAAACCCGCCGCCCGCTCCGCTGCCCGCGCTCATCCACGTTGCTGCACCGGCAGTGTCTTGGCTGACGATGGGCGTGTAGCTTGAGTTCAGCTGCAGGATAACCTGCTCCAGCGAGCGCACAAGCTGGTTAAACTGCTCAGGGCTGTAGTCGCCAGTACTCGCATTGGGTAGGCGGACGTTATTAATCTTGCTCATCGCAGGCCGTCCGGCTGCAGGTCAACGCGCAGCGTACCGTAGCGCCACGTAGCACCCAGCTCGTTGTTCTCGATGGTGATCGAGATCTGCCGGCCACGCGCGCGAGTGTCCACCTTCGTCGTCGTTGGGGTAATGATATACGGATCAAGCGAGCTGGGGCTGGCGGTAGCCTGCGGGAATGCGCGCAGCAACAGCCGGATTGTCAGATCCCCAACTTGGTTTTTAAAGTCTGGTATAAACCGCGACATCAGCAGCATGTTGTCGCCGTCACCGATGTCAAAGTAGCCCGAGGTCAGCAGTGACTCCAGCGGCAGATCCACATCGTCTGTGCCTGTCTCGTGCTGATAGATCAGCGCCCTGCCAGCGGTCAGACCGTAGATCGTGCTGATCGTGGCGTCGGTTGCATCCGGCAGGTATTTTGCGCCCAGCGGCTTGGGGAACACGCTTAAGTCTACCCAAGCCGTTCGCGACATCGTGCCTATTGCCCATGTGTTCTCGAGGTAGTTAAACGTAACGCATCGATCAATAAAATCGCTGGTAACAGAGCAGTACCACCACGTCACCTCATTAAACTGGCTGTTCAGACCAACATGCACCTTGGTCTTTTGCACCTGATTCAGATCTTTAAACACGTAGTCCTGCACGGTGCAGGGTAGCTTTTTGACAGTACCGTCGAAAACATAAAACGCCTCGGTGCCCATCCAGAAGGCCAGCCCGTTGACGTCCACCGCCGCGTGTGGACCGATACACCCGCAGTTGGCACCCAGCTGCTGGAACCCGAACGTAAAGGGTGGCCCGATATACTGCTGACCGTGCAGCGCAGTGTCCGTGATGATCAAAATCTGACCACGCGATCTGATTGCCGTGACGATCCGGTTACCGTCCGTGAGCCGTTGGCCGCCAGCCGTGTTCGTTGCGCTCTCGACAAACTGAGTGATGTCCTCTTGGTTGGAAAACCGCACAAACATCGGATCTTGCGTTGTAGCATCGCCAATCACGGTTTCGGTGCCAAAGCACACCAGATGCCGATCAGGTGTGGAGATCAGCGCAAAGGTGCTTTTGGTAGGGGCTCCAGAGAGCACTGCTGCACGAGTTGCGACACCGGAACTTAAGTTCCAATAGTATGTTGGACCATCCACCAGCTGACAGATAACATCCTCACCGTAGAGATCAAATTGCCACACCCGGGAGCCCAGCGCAACCGTGCTCCCAGTCGGACGGGGCGTACCCCATGTGCTCAAGCCCCACGTACCAAAACCCCAGCCGAAGTTGAAGAAGTTGACGTCGCTACCGATGTTGATCTGATAAGCACCAATGACGCTCGCACCGCCGTTACCCGTGTCCGAGGCGTTCGCCGCGACGGGAGCCGTTACCGTGTAACTGTTTGCGTTAATCACCGAGGTCACTTCGTACTGCGAGTTTAAGATTGTGGCGGTGATTACTCCGCCAAGACTGGCAGCACCTGAGAAGGTTACAAAGTCGCCCACGATTGCGTTATGGCTGGTATCGGAAACGGTAATCGTGGCCGAGCCGTTAACGGCGGCAAAGGTCACCGCGCCAGCAACTGTTGTTTCACGGATCGGGGTAATGTCATTCCATGCGCCGTTAACAGACACGTACAGCTTTCGATTTGTGCCTACAATGACGTGCGGAACTCCGGCAAGGCTTGTCCAAGTGAATACTTCACTGACCATGCCCACCAGATAGACTTCGGCGTTTTCAAAATTAACCCAACCCCCTATTTTTTCGGGCAGGCCATAGCGAAACCGCACATTATCGCAGTTCGTCCAGCCGCCCTCGGCACCGTATTCAGTGTTCTGCTTATCGATACCGGGGGCTAGATTAAGTCGAAAGTACGCCATCTAAGCCCTTTACATCATTTTTGCAGGTCGTGTACCCTTGATAGCTACACCAGCGCCACGCACTTTTGACTTGCCGCCTGCAGCGCCGCCCTTGGTAGCCATGCCGCCAGCTGCGTAGCCTTTCTTAGCCATGCCGCCAGCTGCCATCTTGCCTTTGCCATCGGCTGCGAATGCTGGAACTTTCTTGCCGTCCTTTTCAACCATCTTCATTGCGCCGCCTGCTGCCATACCTTTAGCTTTCATCATTTTCGCTCTCCGCATACAAGTTGTTAAAAGTAACTGTTGGGTCTAAATACGAATCGTCTTGCTCTGCGCAGTGTATCCACTGACTGGGTTTAAAGTCCGGAGCGCCTTCACCTGTTACCCAGTAAGCTGGGCTAGTGACACGGACTCGATTGTTTGGTAAGGCTACAATATTTCCAGTCCACTTGCCAGCATCGGTCAGGATGAGGACGTGTGTCTGCTTGTGCTGTGCAGGGTCTTCGGAGACCTCGCTCTCGGCGTAGTCAACGGTAAACAAATAACGACCCTTGTAGAACTCGTTGTTGATCTTGCACATCCACTGGGAGGGTTTAGCCCGGTCGATGGAGATGATACTGTGGTGGTAGGAACTGCAATCCCACGGCTGCACAAAGTGCGTTTCCATCCTTTCCGGCCACTCTTCGAGTGGTATATCACCAACCAGCGCAGTAATCGGCATACGTGCCCACATCGCCCCGCCGTGTACGTTGGGTTGACTGCCATCGTCTGCTTCGCACCCGGTAAAGATCAGTTGAAACGACAGACACCGATCAGGCATCGTCGTAACTGCAACAGCCAGCGCATGGACATATTCGCCGTGGTAGCCCTGATGGCCGTTGGTGAACTCTTTGCGTACCCAACATTTAAAGTACGGAATGTTGCTTATAAGATACATCTAGCCCCCAGATAAGAATAAAGCTCGTTCGGCCTCTCTACGTCTGACTAGACCTTTCAGCACCTTGCCGCCGGCCTTGTTCCATTTCAGGAACTCTTCTGCTGCGCCATCGTAGTCGCCACGATTGTACTTCATTCTTAGGGTTGATGACTGCAAGTTCCCTAACCCCACATTGAACGCAAAGCTGACCAACGCGTCAAGATGGCACTGATTATCAGCACTAGCAGGACATAGTCGTA